ATCTGATCCTGCTCGCGACGCACGATCACAATCTGGGTGTCAGTCCCAGCGGAGCCGTGCTGATCCCAGACCCTGATCCGTGTGCCAGCCGGGACGGCAGACGAGAGCGGGAGCGTCACCGTCACCGACTTCGTCAACTGCGAGATCGAAGCCGCTACCCCCGTGTCCCGAGTGAGTGCGATATCACCGTTCGAGAACCTGACGAACCGGCCCATCAGGAGATCCCGAACCACTTGCTCACACCGTCAGAGATGTATTCCTCCCACCCGTACGCGGTGTCGATTGCACGGATCGAGAGGAACAGACCATTCGGGATCGTGTCCGCGGCGTTGCAGGTGACGCTGATCGAGAACGTCCCTGCGGAGCCGTGCTGATCCCAGACGAGGACCGAGTCGCCCGGCTGGACGAGGTTCGCTCGAGGCAGCGTAAACGTACGTGCCGCAGTGAGGTTCGTGATCGAACGCACGAACCCGACGTTCGCTGGGATCGTGTAGTTCGTGTTCGACACCGACACCAGCAACCGGTCGACAGGGCCAGGAGGGCCTTCGGGGCCGGGAAGCGAACCGGTGATCGTGACGAGATCACCGATCGAATGCGTCTCACCCTCGAGCACCACGAACCCGTCAGTGGAGACGAGACGCTTGCCGTGCCGGATGATCGTCGCGATGTATTTAGAGCCGCTAGGACGAACCGTGGCGTTCGCTGGAAGCGACACAGAGAACGCGCCGGTCGACTGGTTGGGTACCACCAACGCGGGACGGTGCCCGATGGTGCCGTCCCCGTAGTAGGCGACGTCGGGACTCAGCGCGAACTCGACGGTCAGACCTCGAGCTGGTTCGTCGGACCGGTAAAACGCTGCTGACGCCCCGAGGACGTTGACGGCATTGTCGACGATTGTCCCGGCCATCAGAACGCGCTCAGGTGGCCTTGCATGATGATCGGAGTGGTCAGACCATCAACGGTGGACCGGAGCACAGTCCCGGAGTTCTGGAACACTTGCAAATACTGGGGGGCGGTGCCCGTACCGGCGGCGGGTTGCATAGTGACCTGAAGGTGCTGATTCGCGATGTTGAGCGCAGGGACATCCTGCCCGTCCGCGAACGACGCGACGCCGCCAAAGAAGTCGGCAGCGAACCGGATCGCGCGATACCCGGTCGCGTTTGCAGAGAACGACGCGCCGAACACCGTAAAATACAAGTACGACGCAGCGTTCTCGATTCCGACGTACGCCTGCTCGACGAGCATGCCGGTAGCCATAGTGCCCGTCGAGATCCCTACCCACGGTGCCGTGTTGCAACCCGTGAACGACGTGGCGGTCTTGCCGGTGTAACGCGCGACCGTCCCGAGACCCGGACCGGGGCTGTCGTCGACGGTACGCACCTCAATCCACCCCGACGTCTTGAACAACGCCGTGGATGCGACGTTGATCGTGCCCTGCGGGAGGACCGCCCCGTTCGACCCTGCCGCGATGGTGGTAGTCGTTGCGGCAAGGTTCTGGTAGTCGTCTGTGTTGTCTAAGTAGTTGCGGTTCCACGCATGGGGGATCCACACCCCGGAAGGAATCGCGAGGTCACGGGTCCGCGAGTACCACAGAACCGGACGGCGTGAGCCGTGCTCAGTGACGATCCAACCGTTGACGTTGTTCGACCGCAACCGTCGCGAGTCGTACGCCTGGGTGATTCGATCCGAGTCCGCCGCAGGGAAGTAGGCGTTCTTCACGACATCGGTGCCATCCCCGACGATCACGATCTCATGGGCGGCGGTTCCCGTGTACGGACCCACACTTCCCGACTCGTCCGCTATCACGATCTCCGCGCCCGCAGGAACCGACGTCGCTAGCGGCAACGTCACGACTCGCGTGTCGGTCATCGTGCCAACCTGCGCGATGTACCGGTCGGTAGGGACCGCTTCGTAGCTCTCATCGCTGAACGTGGTTTTCGTTGCCAAGTCGAGCTCCTCACCAGTGAGAACGACGAGCGTTCCGAGATCCGACACCGAACCGGGAGGGACCACGAAACGCGGGGTAGTGAACAGCAGCTTCCCGTTCCGCAACACCTGCAACACGTACGCAGACGTCGGTGGGTTCAGCTCCGAGTTCGCGGGGACAGTGATCGTGAACGCGCCGGTCGCCTGGTTGATGTCGAACTCGGTTGGAGTGAACCCGACCTGATCCGCTGCGTAATAGGTCCGCACGGGATCGAGGGACAGAAGCCCCGTGAGTCGGCCTCGTGGCTGATCTGGGTCGAACGTCGCGGCAGTGTTGCCGAGAGCGTTGACGACAGTGTCGACAATCGTGCCGGGCATCTAGATGCCTTCCTGCTTCGCCAGCCGGCGGATGACCTCTCGGTCATCCGCGACGAGTTGCGCCTGCGGTGACCGGACCGGCTTCCCCAACGGCAGCCCTAAAGCCAGCTCGGCGGTGAGGGTGAAACCGTTCGCCGAATCAGACGCGGACCAAGAGATCACGCGGTAGTACGCGGTGATGTTCAACCGTGCAGAAACGATGAACACCTGATCGCCGACGTTCCATGAGCCGAGCGAGTCCGTGTCGAAGATGGTCGCCTGGAGGGTTTCGGCAGGCTTGTCGTTGCGTGCGAGTTCCCCCGCAGCGAGCGCGTTCAGGAACGCCAAGTACGGGATGTCGGTACGGGACAGCACACGATCGAAGCGTGGGTAGCCGGTACCCGTGGAGACAGCCACGCCAATCACTTTTGACGCCCCGGGTTCCGCACCGATCACGTCCTGGCGTGTCGCGTGCCGTGACCCGTCGATGGTGCGACGAACCTCGACTGCTATTTGACCACCGTCAGCGAAGTGACCGGGTTCCGCGCCTTCGTCCCATGTTTGGGTTAGGACTTGACCGACTCGCGGGGACCAAACGTCGATGAATCGGGAGACCGTGGTCCCGGACCATGTGGAGGTCTGAACGAACTCGAATCCGTTCTGCGCTTCCGCGAGGTCGGTGAGTACCTCCCCGACCGGCTTGCGTTCGTGCGCGAAGTACGCGGTCGTACGAAGCGTCCCCGAGTTGAGGGGATTGCGACGGAGTTGCAGTCCTAGGATCCCGCCGTCCGCTGCGGCGATACCGAGGACACTCGCGACGATCTCGAACTGCTCATACCCGGCCGAGAAATCCTGGGTGGTGCGAAGCCGGCAGTCGTTTCGGACGTAGGAAATGAGATCCCCGCCGGCCGCTTCGAGCACTGTCGCGGAACTGTCTCGCCGCGCACGAAGGAGGCCGGAGTAGAGAATCTGCCCGTTGCGGTCGACGTGGACGATGCTGCGGTTCACGAGGAGGAGCGTGTCGGCCTCCGAACCGATCGGGACGCTGATCGAGAACGGGGTGGAGTCGTTGATGGTCTGACCGAACGTGACGGAGGAATGCTCGATCTGCCGCAGGAACCCGGATGCGGTGTCTTCGACGAAGACCGTGACCGGCATCAGTGATAGACGGCCGTGAGGTGCAAACGACCGGTGAAGCCACCGAGCCCTGTCGATGCGGTCGGGCAGTAGACCCGGGCTTTCACCGTCTGCAACCCCGCAGGGAGCGTCGCGTTCGCGATCCATGCCTCGACGGTGCAACCATCGTTGTAGCCGCCGCCGAGGAATCCGTGACTGATGATGCGACGCAAACCGAGGATGTTGTTCGACGAGTCGCAGAGTGTGATGTCGACTGCATCATGCGACGCGGGGCCGGTCGCGGTGATGACGTACGGAACGTCCAGCTTGACGTGAACGAACCGACCGAGGGTGAGGGTGGGCATGTAGAACGTCATCGCTGCGCCGGCCACGTCATGTAGCCCACCGAGGGCGGTCGATGAACCAGTGATGGTCAAACCGCCAACCAACGCGCCGGGCATCATGGAGACGAACCGGCGGTCCGTGATGTTCGCGTTCACGATCGACGTCGCAGCCGCGTTCACCCGAACCTGAGCAAGAGGGATCGAGTTCGCAGGGAGCGCCGGCACCGCAGGAGATGCCGCGGGGGTGCCGATCACCACGGCGATCGTTTTCGAGTTCGTCGCCCCAGAACCTTCGACGTCCTGCCACCTCGCGACGATGACGTCGATACGCGGGTTCGAAGGGTTCGCTGTCGAGATCGGTACGTTCTGTGTGGCGTCCGAACGGAACGGCATCATGTCGAGCGCCAGGTTTGTTTCAGTGCCCAAGATGACTGCGGTACCCGCCGAGACGTCGACGCTCATGTTTGCGCCCGACCCACGCTGAGAGACGGCTAGCGAGAAAATGTTCGTGACCCCAGCAGTGATGCCCATCGCGTACCAGTGCCGACGGAAGTCTCGCGCTTGAGTCACCGAGAGTGCCCCGATGAACGACTGGTCGATTGCCACTATTTGCTCCTCAGATCAGCCATGCGGACCTCCACCCCACCAAACCGACACCGTCACCAATCGCACTCAGGACGACGAGGTGCGTCCCAATGGGAAGGAGCGGCCACGTCGACGCCGAGTAGTTGATGAGATGCGTCACCGACGTGCCCGACGTGTCCGAAGAACCGGACTGGATGCGCGCGATGCGTTTCGCGGTGTCGACGTACAACCACTGCCCCGCGCTGATCGTCAATGTTGGGAACGACAACACTTCACCCGACGGGAGCACTCCGAACTGTGGAGCCACCACATCCGTCGATGCCCCCAGCAGCAGTATCAGCCCCGTCGACCGGTTCCCTTCATTCGTGACCACAAGCGACCCGGGGCTGATCGAACCGAACGTCATCGGCCACACAACCGGCCACGACAGACCACCCGCGACGCGTTCCACGCCAATCACATCGACGTTCACGTTCGCGTCGTAGAACAGAACGTCGGTCAGTTCGAACTCCGCAACGACTTTCACGTACCCGTACCGGATAGCGAAATCGTTGACCTGCGACCACCGGCCCGGCAGCCCGGTGACGGTGTACGTCCGAACCGGGGTACGGAACGTCAGCTCGATTGGCCCGTCATCGACGGGAGCCCACGCCGCCGCGAATCGTTCCAACCACACCTGCGCTTCTTCTTCACCGTCGACATGCACCGCAAGCGGAAACGTGAGGGTCTTCGTCGCGACTCGCGATGCACCCGACATCGACGACCCATTACCGTTTACTCGTGCCGTGATGTTGGACGTCGGGGCATCCCAGCCGGCGTAGAGGGGACCGTCCTTGTCGAAGTGGATGGGCTGCTCGTCACCGAAGCGTTCGCCGCGGAGCTCCAGTTGCCAGACACGGAAGTCCATCAGATTCGCCCAGTCACACGAAGCCACGCGAACTCGTCGACGAGGGTCTGTACCCCGTCACCCTTACGGTCGATGACTGTGGCGTTCACGTTCGTGACGTTCTGGGTGTTTGAACTCATCGAACTGGCCTGCACCCTGCGGCCGGTGATCCCACCGTTCGCGAAGCTCATCCCGAACTCGTCGGCCACGGCCATCAGGATTCGTGCGGACCTTGCACGCTTCGACTTCGCGAGAGGGATGTACGCCTCTCCACCGGTTTCGGGTTCCGCCCAGATGCGCGTGACTCGGGACCGGTCGATCTGGGCGTAGTGACCACCGTCAGCGAAGCGTCGGACGTTGCCTCGCCCGTCGAGGATGTTCCCTTCAGCGTTGCGGCGAAGGTTCCCCGACCCGACGACAGGGACCGAGACCACTTCTCCAGCGGTGCGGCGGATCCGTTCGATAGCAGCATCGAACGCAGACGTGTCGGCATTCACCCGGTAGGTGGTCTGCCAGTTCTGCGGAACGCCCGTCACCTTCGCCTGGAGTGCCTGCCAGAACACGAGCGCCTGCTGGGGGTCGTCGATCTTCGCCACCGTCTCCCGAATACCAGGGATGAGCAGTAGCCGTTCCTTCAGGTCGTTCCACCAGGTCTTCACGGCTTCGGGATCGTCGATCTTCGGGGTGGTCGTGACCTCCGGGGGGATCACCGCCAGCGCCGCTTTGAGATCCTTGATCTTCACCTCGGCGACGAGAGTGTCGACGTTGACGGTGGTCCTCGGACCGCCCGGGAGGTCGATGTTGTACGACCCCGCGATCTCCGCTACCTGCGACGGCGTGAGTTTGAGCGCCGCGGCGATCGACTCCACCGACGACGCCGCGCCCTGCTTGGCCTTCTCGCCCGCGATGCGAATCGCGTTCGGAAGGAACGAAGCGATCGTGTCAGTGTTCTCAGGAAGGAGTGCGCGTTGTTGAAGCCGTGCGATCTCCGTCGCGACCTGCGACTGCTGACGGATCGCCGACTCGAAGTTGTTCACCTGCTCGATGAACCCTGCGCCCTGTTCGCTAACGAGGGTCTTCAGGAGTTCGCCCGCTTCCTTCGGGCCCGCGACCAGCAAACGGGAGATGAGCCCCGGATCAAGTCCGAGCTCGTATGCCTTCGCGATGTTCGCGGTGAACTCGTCGGTCGCGGCAATCGTGTCCGTGTAGAACTGGATGATCGACGCGCCGTTCAGGTTGTCACCGAAGTCGAACGCGAGGATGTCCCCGACGTCCGAGAACGATTTCGACACAGAGTCAGAGAACGCCTTCGCGGCCGCTGCCTCGGCAGTGAGGGTCTCCGGGTCGAAGAACCCTTGATTCAGTTGGTCCTTCGTGTAGCCGGCCTGCTTACCGAGAACGTCGAGAGCCTCACCGACGCGGATCGCGGCTTCGCGTGCCTTCGGTCCCGACTTCGTGAGGTCTTCTCCCAGCGTGCGTGCGAACTGCTCAAAGACCTTCGCGGTGGGAGCCAGCTTCGATCCGATGATCCGACCAGTCGCGTCGATCTCGTCGATGATGGGTTCGAAGAACCCCTTGATGCCCGTACCCTTCGCGACCGTGCGGAGGTTCTTCTCCAGGTTGAACCGGGCCTGTCCGACCCGTTCCATCGCAGCGATCGTCTTCTCGGCCTGCGCTGCGTCGCGTTGGAGAGAGTTGTCTGCGAACGGGTTGATGTTCGCGAGCGCCCGCTCGACGTTCTTCCCTCCGGTCTTCGCCCGGTCGCCAGCCGCGAGGATCTCGTCTACGCCACGACCGAGACTCTTTGAGAGCTTGAAGATCCCCTCGGACTTCGTTTCATCGAACCGTTCGAACAGGCGGTCGATCGACGCGCCGGCTTCCTCGTTTGCTTTCTTGATCGCCTGAGAGTTCGCGTAGAACGCCGCCGCCAGTCCAACGAGGGCGACGGTGCCAGCCACTCCACCGACCGTGGCGAACTCTAGGAAGATCGACTTCGCCGCGGCGAGCGCCGAACCGAGACCCGTCGACGCGACGCCCGTCGCGATCATCTGCGACTGGATGGCGCGGAACGCCCCGACGGCCGTCGTGGCTGTTCCGGCAAGGTTGGAGATCGCCCCGGCAGCATTCGCAGCAGCTAGCCGCCCGAGTTGCACGACAGTCGCCGCGATGCCTTGCGCCAACTGCCCTGCGTACAACGCTCCGACCGCGATGACGAGATAGGAGTGATCCTTCAGGAACCCAGTCGTCGCGGAGACGGCTTTCGCTAGACCGTTGAACGTCGCGACGACTGACCCTGCGGCGATCTTCGCGAACGCCCCTGCGATCGGACCGACCGCGTCGAGTAGGTCTCCGAAGATCGACCCGACATCGGAGAGAGCATCCCCGACGGCCTTGATACCGGGTTGCGCGCCTTTCCACATCGCGACGAGTGCCGCGCCGACATCGCGGGACACGTCGCGAATGAGGCTCAGTCCCTTAGCGATCGTGGGGCCGATCGCACGGCCGAGCTCGATCCCGGCCGCGACTGCGTTGTTCTTCAGGAGTGCGAGTTGGAACGACAGGGACTTCGACTGTTCGGCGAGCACCTTCGCGGCTGCGCCTGCACCCTTGTGTGCTTCACCCATCCCCGCCGCGACCCGGGCGTAGTTCCTGCCCTCATCGGAGACGAGCGCCAGAGCACCCTTCAGACCCCGGGTTTCTTCGAACAGCCCCTGCATCGAGTCCGCGGTCCCGCCCGTCGACTCGCGGATGCGGTCCATGACTCCGCGGAGCCCGAGAGCCTGCACCGCCGCGGTGCCGGATTCGAAACCCCACGACTTGAACAGCGCCGCCATCTGAGTCGTCGGCTTGATGAGCGCCAACATGACCCGGTTCAGCGCGGTGGAGGATTCCTCCGCGGAGATACCGGAGAGAGTCATCGTCGCGAGTGCCGACGCTGCATCGTCGATCGGGACACCCAGCGCCGCAGCGGTACCGACGAAGTCACCGATCGTGCCGGCGAGTTCCTCGAACGTGATGACACCGAGGTTCACGGTCTGGAACAGAGTGTCCGACACTTCACCCGCATGGGCCGCTGAGAGCCCGTATGCGTTGAGCACACCCGAGATCGCACGACCCGACGTCGCCGTGTCCGTCAGTCCCGCAGACGCCGCTACAGCCGACGCCCGCAACACCGAGAGAGCATCCGCACCCTCGAACCCGGACGAGACGACGTCATACAGACCCGCGGAGAGTGCAGACGCCGACTGGGGGAGTTCGCGGGACAGACCGAGGACCGCGTCCCCCATCTTCGCGAACCCTGCGTCGGACTGGCCGAGCAACGAGTTCACGTTCCGCATGTTCCGGTCGAAATCGAGGACCGCGGACGACAGAACCGAGAACACGCGAGTCACCGACGCGATCACCGCAGACGCGGCGAGGAAACCAGTGAACGCACCCGCGGCGTCCTTCGCTAAGTTCCCGACGCCGGTCAGACCCCTACTCAGCAGCGAAGTGGAATCGGCTGCCTTCGTGAGTGACTTCGTGGCCTGGTCCCCAACCGTGGACGAGGTGTTCGACGCAGACTTCGTGGCCTGCTCGAGCTTGTTCGTTGCAGTGACGGACGACTGGATCGCCTTGACATACTTCGCTTCGTTTCCGACGATGACTACAGAGAGAACCTTGTCAGCCACCTGCGGTCCCCTCTACGTCCTTGAATCGGAATCCGAGCCCGCGGGTGTCTGCATCTTCGGGGATTGCATCACGGGCGTTTTCGAGCTCACGGCACCCCGGACACACATGCGGGACGGCTTCCCACTTCGGGTGATCCAAGAAACGGCCGTCCCCGTCGAGCCAGTCGCTGTCACGGGTGCCGCAGTGCGGGCATTCATCCGCAACGACCCTCAGGTAGGCGAGGGCCTTGTCCTGGTCGTCGGGATCCCAGTCGAGGAATAGTGAGTGGGGGATCCCGTGGGGGACGCAGTACGCGAGTTCGGCTCTCAGTCGGACGTCGAGCCGGATCCTTTTCCCAGATCAACGACCCGGGACTGCGAGTTCGCACCGTTCGCGGTGATGAACAGCAGCATCGACTCGGCCGTTGACCACTCCGGCGAGTTCCACAGTTCGTTCGCCTCGTCCGGTGTCATCGGAGGGTCGACCACGCACGCCGCGATCAGCGCCGGCGCGAACCCTTCGACGTCAAAGTCGGGGGGGTTGCCTGACTCCTCACCTTCCGCTACCTGATCCTTCGTCGGTGGGTGCTCATCGACGAGATCCTGGTACTGCCGGCGAGAGATCGACTGGAACACGAACCGTTGCGATGCCTCGCGCAGAGCGACGTCGGCTTCGCCGAGGGCCTTCTTCGCGACGGTGAGTTCCTTACGTGAACCAGTGTCCGACTCCGCGCCGCGGACACGCTCCAAGGCTTCTTGGTGCGCGTCCGCGACTTCGGAGTCGAGACACAAGTCGACGTGTCTCCGGGTCGCTTTCTTCCGGGACCGGAGATGATCGAACGTGGTAGGCCGCTCGTCGGTCATGTCAGGTGACTACCGACACGCGGTAGTACGGAGCCGACGTGATCGCCATCGAGCACGTCCATGTAGCACCGACGTTGCCGGAATCGAAGTTGTCCGACGTCGACGCGACCTGCACCGGGAAGACGTTGACCTTCTGCCCGACCTTCATGCTGCCGTTCGTGTTCTCCCCACCGTGTGGGGCCATGAGCACGTACCCCGAGGTGCCCTTCGCGAGGGTCGTCTTCAGCGGGTTGTCCGCGTCGACGTCGTACTCGTAGATCGTGAGGGCAGAGTCGGTGAGTTCGTCGGTGCCGGGGATCTTCGAAACGACAGACGAACCGAAGTCCGGGGTCTCGACGAAGGTACCGGTTGACGAGAACCCGCTGATCTCCGAGACATGCAGACCCAGCGACACGCCGCCGCCGATGTCGGTGGTGATGGACGGGGCCGTGGGGGAAGCCAACGTGGAGATGAACCAGAGGTCGGTGTTCCCGCGGCGGACGAAACGATTCGCCATTTGCCGTGCTCCTTCGATTGATGGTCGTGTCACCGACCAGACGCGGACGCGTCAGGTCGCCGCGGGTAGCGGAGGGGGTGGTAGGGACACGGAGCCCGGAGGCTCGACGTGCTTAGGAGTGCTGTTGCTTACGGATCGGGTGGAGGGTCCACACTGCGACGATCTGGCCGGTCTCCTCGGACCAGCCGACCGTCCAACCGTTGTCGTTGACGTACCGGGGGATCAACGCGTCGACGACCTCGGCGACTTCGTCGAGGTCTTCCTGGGATCCTTCGAGCCCGAGCTTCGCCGACGCGTACAAGCGCAGCTCGAAGACGTGGACCATGTCAGTCGTCGCGGTGTTCCACAGGGACAGGTACCGCCGTCCGAGTGCCGTACCGGGTTTCGGTTCCACCCGGTAGAACTCGATTCCTTCACCGCCGTACGAGAGACCTTCGAACAGTGCGGCGAGCTCGTCGCGGGTGTCGCCAACTTGACTCACCCGGCGAACTTCGCGACCGACACCGCGAGGGCATCATCGAATGCCTTCACGATCCCCGGCCCGGACTTGTCGACACCACGCTCGAACGGCCTGTAACCCTTCGTGCCCGGATGCTTCACCGGGCCGTAACGGACGTTGCCGTCAGGGAACTTCAGAAGTCGATGCGGGTTCCCGCCACGCAGCGGGATGACATGCGGACGCGCGCCGGCTTCCACGAGCCGGAACGGACCGCCGGCCTTCACGACCGCCGTGTCGCCCTTCACTCGCATTGATACGGTCAGCCGAGCGCCGCCCATGTTCCGCAGCTTCCGGGACCGGAACGGCGTGCCCTTCAGTTCGTCGAGGATTTCGTTCTTGACGTGACGTGCAGCGCCTCGCGTTCCCGCTGTCTTCATCTTGCGGGCATCGCGTTGCAGCTTCTTGAAGTCATCGGAGACCTGCGCGGCGGTGCTCATACCACCCACGCCTGCGGACCACGAAACTCGGACCCGAGGATCTCCCGTGCGGCTTTCGGGATCGCGAACGATGGGACACCCGTGGCGAGCATCCCGTAACGCGGCTGGGAGTCCTGATCCATGTTCCCGAACACCGACGACCCCGCACCCCGCTCAGCGGTCCAGAGATGAGTGAACGTGATCTGCGCGGCGTGGATGAACCGTTCAGTCACTTCGGCGGTTGTAGCGAACCGTCCCGCCGTGTAGGTAACGGAGATGTTCCGACGGCCACGCGTGAAGCCCGCGTCGGACCAAAGGATGCCCTCGTCGGGATCGAGGACGTAGGCGGTACTCACCGTGCCGCCAATGGTCACCGATGCGACAGAGACGATGGGTCGGTGCTTCAACCGCACCCACGCCCGCCCACCAGACGTGATCTCGGCGGTGATCGTCCGGTGAACGACCGGCCCGCAAATGTCCGGGTCGTCGAAGCGTTGCGAGATCGCCGTGACGAACCCCTGGATGTCGGGATCCTGTGTGACAGGAACGGTGACGTTCAAGCCCTTCTTGGCTTGCCCGAGGGTGAAGACGTCAAGGAGAGCCATGAGCTACGCCTTCCATGATCCGTTATCCCCGAAGAACCGGTACGCAGTCGTGATCCTGTGGGTGTCGACGAACCGTGCGCCGTCCTCGAGCCAGGTGTTATACGTCCGCCAGTCGTTCCAGCGATACCGGTTGTCTGCCTCGTGGAACCGGAACCGCCGGCGGGCGACGACCATCGACGGGGAACCGATCCAGTTCGTCCACGTCAGGTCACCGAAGTCGGTGTGCCACGGTTCGATCGTGGAAACCGGCCGGCCCACGAGCTCGTAACGAGACACGACGACGTCGGACTGGTCGAAGAACTCGGAGCACACCGCGAGGTGATCGGGTGCCCACAGGTCGTCGTCGTGAAGGAACGCGACCCACTCGGCGTCCGTCGAGTCGATGAGCCGGTTCATGTTCGGAACTTCGCCGCGCCGCTGGTAGTCGACACCTACTGCGACGTCGTCGGGTTGGAGAGTCTGCGCGTAGACCGAGTCGAGTGCCTCAGCGAGGAGGTTGTGACGCTCAGGCAGGGACACGACGCAGACGGCGATACTCATGCCGGCGCGGGGTCGTGGACGGTGGCGAGACAGCAGAACCGGTCGTACTCGGCTCGGAGTTCGTCGGGGGTCATCGCACCCCATTCCCGCCAATGAGTCCCGTACCAGTGAGGGAGGTCGGTGGCCTCGTACGCTTCCGCGCCGTTCCGGGCCTTGCGGGTGAACTGATCGAAAGACCTGACGCCCATGTGGCGGAACTCGACGACGCGGTTCGCTCCGATGTGCCGGCCGGGTCGGGTGACGTCGTGGTTACCCATCCCGACGACAGCGTCGGGGTGGTAGCGGAACCAGACCTTCGGGTGTTTCTGTGTTCCCGGTTCACGCCATTGCATCCGGGTGAACGGGTTCGGGTCGTCGGCGTCGGTCGGGTTGGGGTAGTGGTTCCATCCCCACACTCGGAGGACGTCCGCCTCGAGGTCGGGGAGGACTTCACCGAGAGTTCCTTCGGTGGGGTACCACCACTCGTCGGCATCGAAGGGGAGTATCCAGTCGCCGTCCACTGCCCCGCAGGAGTGAAGTAGCGCCGTCATCTTGCGTGCCTGGTAGTAGCCGGGGTCGTTGTCCTGACGGACCTCTACCGGGCTGGTGAGAGACCACCGGTGGAGGATCTCGGGGGTGGAGTCCGTGGAGAGGTTGTCGGCGATCACCAGGCGGTCGACGCCTTGGCCGATCATGTGAGCGAGGAGATGGTCGAGGACATCTTCTTCGTCTCGCACCATCGCGAGCCCGATGATCGTCACCCGATTCGCCGTGCCGGTGTGTGACCCGCAGTGATGCCGGAGGGAACGTCGTCGAGAGCACAGGAATGCGCGCCGATCGTCACGTCTGATCCGACGGTCACGACATTCGCGACTGATGCTCCGACGCCGAGCGTCGAACGGGCTCCGATGGTCACGTCTCCGCACACACTCGCTTTCGGCCCGAGGGTCACGAAATCCCCGAGAGTCGACCCCTGGGAGACAGACGCCCCGACGTTTAGGTGGACATGGTCGCCGAGCGTCACGCCCGTCGAGAGGACGCTGTACGGGCCGAGGACGGATCCTCGGCCGATTGTGCAGTCCGGGCCAACGAACGCCGTCGGGTGGATCAGCGTGGCCGAGGTGCGGTCGTAGCCGTGTTCCTGGGCGAGATGCTGCCGGACGCCGCCGTGGTTCACTCCGACAACGAACTGCGTGTGTTCGGTGTAGCCCTTGAGGTCAGAGCAGCGAGGGTGACCGAGCCGGATGTCGTCGTCGAGGAAGCCGAGGAGCCGGTACCCGGGGAGCTGCGCGGCGATGGCGGCGACGTCACGGCCGTGCCCACCAGCACCGAGTACCAGGAGGGGGATGGTCACAACTTCCACCCATTGGATCGGGTGTCGCCGTGATGCCGCACCGCAGGGTCGTCGTGACGTCGGCCCCACAATCCGAACGTCGCGTCGGGATGTTCGGCGTGGAGTCGGTCGGTGAACTCGCGTTCGCCACCGTTGTCGGGCCAGCCGACGTCCCGGACCCACCGGGGGATCAGACACGGGTTCAAGGAGAACAAGTAGGTCTGCTGAAGATGCGCGTACGGATGATCGTGCGCCGTCCACAGTTCGGGGGTGTTCTCCACCATCCCCCCGGCCGCAAGCTCGTCCGGGTTGCATGGTTGCCGTTTGAGGACAAGCTGAGCGAGATCGCAGACCGTGGCGGTCTCTTCAAGTCGTTTCAGTGACACCGGCCGAGTGAACGTGAAGTCTTCCTCGAGGTGGAAGACCCAGTCGCACTCTCGGGCCGCGAACCAGCCGGACTGCACCGCCGCGGCGAGTCCACGCCTCTCCGGGTGAGCGACGACCACGTCGAAGTCGTCGTAGCGGTGTTCGTGATGACCTTCTCCTGAGTCGTCTACGAGGACGGTCAGGTCGAACGGTTCGAGGATCTGCTCGTCCTGCGAGCTCAGACACCCTGCGAGGTGGGATCGGCGGTCCGAGACAACGACCAGTCCGATCACCGGGCCGCCCACTTCTTCTCGAACCGTGCCCGGTCCCGGACTTTCATCGGTTCGGTCTCAGACGCGAACGCCTTGTCTGTCTGCGAACCGCCGTCGAGGTGGTGGCATTGAGCGTCGCGAGCTATGCCGTACGCGAAGTCTCGGGTCTCAAGCTCCATAAGGAAGTCGTTGTCGCCGAACCACAGTTCGTAGTCCTCGTCGAACCAGGGGAGTTGCTTCCCGAACATCTCGCCACGGACGATGAACGCGAACCCGGCGAACCCCCCGGTTCCGTCGTAGCGGTTCGCACAGATCCCGTGGACGCCCTGGATCTTCTCGACCATCTGCCGGTCGTCGTAGTTCGCAGACACCGCCGGGAACGCCGGGTGCAGTCTCGCTGCGACTCCCATCTCTTCGACGAAGTCGTCGTCGAGCTCGAGATCGTTGTTCAAGATCAGGACGTTGCAGCGGGGTTCCAGAGCGACCGCTTCACGGATGCCCTCGTTCCACATCTGGTGGATGTTCTTCCCCGGCGTGGGGATCCGTTCGACGACGTCGGGGAGGGGCCGGCCGTAGACATCGTCTCCCGTGCCGTTGTCGAACAGGAAGACCTTCTCGAAGCCGCCCTGCTTGTCCAACTGGGTGAGGATCGACTCGGTGATGTCCTGCTTCCCACGGACAGGGATCACCACGAACGTCGGAGCCGGCGGTTCGGCTTTCGGGGTGTAGAGCTTGAACATCGCCTCGTCGACCACGAACGGTTTCTGATGACCGATCTTGATTCGGGTGTCCACCCAGATCGGGAACCCGCACGTCGCTGCACGCATGCAGAACGTCAGATCCTCCGACATGGAGTCACCCCAGTCGCGGCCCGTGATCGACTCCGCGAACCACGGCCACGGGGGAGGGAACCGCAGCGTTCCTTCAGGAGCACCGGTCACGGCGGCGAGTTCTTCGTTCACGACCGCGTCTCGCATCGCCTCCAACACGGAACGATGGATGAGGAGACACGCCGCCCCGGTACCGGCGACCTGGACGAGTTGTTCGGGTGGGTAGCCGTTCCACCGGCCCAACTTGCCGGTGTTCGTCGGCATGTAGAGCGTCGGGACGATCGGCTGCGATGCTTCGGACTTCATCACCGCGAAACACAGTCCGCCGACGATGGGTCGTTCCACCGGATCCGCCGACGCGAGGAGCGCGTCGAGGACGTTCGGGGGGAACTCCATGTCCGCGTCGATGAACCACAACCACTCTTGAGTCGGTTCGATCGCCAGGAACTCTTTCGCGATCAGGTTCCGTGCCGCGACGATGTTCGCACCCGACGACATCGGGAGATGTGACCCATGTCGGGTGACGTGACCGTGACCCCCGACGTGCTTACCGTCCGGGTCGATCCCACCCATCGCGTCGTAGACCATCAACGCGACGAGCGACTTGTGGAACGGTGCCGCCACTTCCCCCGGATGAGGGTACGCGACACACACCGAATCGACTCGTTGCCGGTCTGCTTGGCGTCTCTGAGCCCGGTTCACTCGTCGATCCGAAGCATGCCGTTGGCGTGCTCGCCAGTGTGGCCGAGTTCAAGGCTGCAGCGGTAGTGGGCGACCTTTGCGTGGCATCGCTTCTCGTCGGGGGGTACGGATGTCAGTTCTCGGACCTCGCCCGGGTTGGACGTGGCTTGTTCCACTGCGCGTGAGTTGTCCATGATGTTCTCCCCAGGTAGGTGAGGTGCAGAAGGGGGACCGGCCCCTACCGGCCAGTCCCCCAACTGCGACTGTGGATCGGGCTACGCCCGGAGCATTCGGAACGCCCCGGTGTCGAGCACGTCGGAGCCGGTCCGCCAGAACGCGGCCCAACCAACCTCGCCCGTCGGCCGGCGGTTCGCGCCGATGACGAGCGGGTTGTAGACGGTCTCGAGGCCCATCGCGTCGACGATCAGGAACCGGGAGAAGTTCCCGAGCACCAGGATGTCGTCGTTGCTTGCCGTCGCCGAGGAGAGACTCGAAGTCATCGAGCTCGACTTGTAGACGGGAGCACCGACAAGCTGCGACGGGATACCCGGACCGAGGTCCGCCCAGAACGCACCTTGACCAACCGCGCCGACGCCGAACTGGCGGGCGAGGTTGAAGATGCCCCAGTGGCCCAACCACGACACCATGTCCTGGTGGCGGGCCGGAAGCGCGTTCACGAGAGCGAACACGTCCGCGACCCCGAACTGACCGTTGGACACGGCCGACACTCGGCTGGCCGTGGTAGCGGCGAGACGGGTGACGAGACCCCACGGCTGCGTCGAACCTGTACCCGTCGCGAACGCGGCGGCTTCCAGGTTGTCCTTCGCGTCCGCGATGAGCATCGCGATCTGGTTCGCGATGTCCGAGTTCTGCGTGACCTCGAACGAGGCTTGCAGATACGCGTCAGCGCGCACCGGGGTGATGGTCGGCTGAGCGAACGTCGGAGAAGCGTCGGTGACCTCAGCGGCCTCCGCGGTCCACTCCGCCGTCACACCCGCCGACGTGACACCGTGCCACACGTTGCTCGCGATCGTGTCGACTCGCGAGATCGCCCGGAACGGGTTGGTGCTGCCCGAGTTCGTCAGGATGACGGTCGGGTCGAGGTGGAACGGGATGAGGTAACCACCGTTCGCAGCGGTGGTGCTCATCGCCGCACGGTTGTGCTCACCATCCGACGAACGGAAGGTTCCGGTCGTCATGTAGTTCGTCCACGAGTCGACGTACTCCGGTGACCCGTAGGTCAGGTAGTGCGCCGCAACGTCACCCTTCGTGTCGTTGTCGAGGTGCTTCGCAGCCGAGGTGCGCTGCGCGTCGGTGACGTACTCCGGGGCCTGCTCGATCGCGTCGTGGGCACGGGCACGGAGCTCGCGGACACGACCCGGTGCGCTCATGTCGCCACGGACCTCGGACAGGTCGAACGGGTCGGACTTCTTGCGGGAACCACGCGACGCAGGATCCGCACCCTCTTCACGCACGGACTCACGCTCCGAGAGCTTGCGGATCTCCGAGACCTTCGCTTCGCGTGCCTCGAGTGCATCGACACGGGCGCGCTGCTCGTCGATCTCGGTCGAGACGAGCGAGTCGAGGCGGGCTTCCTGTTCGGGGGTGACGGACTCCAGGCTGGAGAGTTCCGTCACCTCTTCCATGAGAACCGCGAGCGTTGCCCGCGCCTCACTGAGGGAGTTGATCATCAGATGATTCCTTTGAGCTTGGCGAGCGTCCGAAGACGTTCGACGCGGTCTGAGTTGTCAGGAGTGGCGTTCGCCGGCTCCTTCTCTGGTGCGGGCGGCTCGAGGTCGGGGGTGTCCGTTCGGACGGCCCCCTCGTCGAGTGCCAAGTCCTCGGCGTCGCGTGCTGCCATGTAGGCGAGGTCGCGACGCACTTCGGGGTCGTGGAGAAGCCGGAACGCTTCACGGGAACGCACACCGACAGACGTGGTGTCGTAGGCAGGCATCACTACGGGACCAGCCTCAGGGACACGCACCTCGACGAGTTCACGGGTCGTGCGCTTCGCGTTCCAGTTGTCGTTGATCGCTTCGAACCGGAACGACATCCCATGGACCGCTTTCGACGCGATGGCTTCGCGGACAGGCTCGATGAGCCAGTTCTGATGTAGCCGCGCACGGATGAACACGCCGTGCTGATCTTCGACGGCGCGAGTGATCAGACCGAGGGGCATGTCCCCGATGAGGGGATGTTGGCCGTGGTCGAACATCAGGACCGGGGTACGTTCCGCGAGTGTCTTCTTGAACGCACCACGCGCCACGGTCTCGGTGAACGAACCACCACGTTCGTGGATGACCGTCGGGGAGTCGAACACCGCGACGTACCCTTCGAGCGTCAGTCCGTCGCCTTCGCCGCGGGTCTCTGCGAACTCGAACGGATAGTCGCGGATGAAGTCGGTCATACGGGAACTCCTTGCGCGGGGGGTGTCATGTCCGTGCCGGGCGGGGTGAGTTGCACTGAATACAGACCGGTGTGGACCAGACGGGAGAAGTCGGCGTTCAGGACGGCGTCGACCGCGGATTCAGGTGTGAACCCGGCGTCGGTCAACTGCCGGATCGTCGACGCCTGCTGCCCCTGGATCTCCGCGGCGTCTTTCTGATCTTCTTGCAGGAACGGGATGTCGCGGTCGTCGTACCAAAGCCGTGAACCGGGAGGGGTGGGCAGGATCGACTCGAGCGCGCCGGCGGCGGAACGCCACTGTGGGCGAGCCCAACCGTCAGCGAACCGTCGGCGGGCTTGCGCGTAGTTCGAATACGTCGCGGCCTGAAGCCCTTCAGAGAGCCCGACGATCACCGGGGGGACGCCACCCGCCGCGGCGATACGTGTCTCGCCACGCCCCGTCACGTTGTTGAAGTCCATCTGCTTGAAGTCCGCGCCGACGACGGTCACATCGGCACCACCACCGACGTACAGGTTGCTGTACGCGTTGAACGCACCGACGTGATCGGACTCCATGACCCGTTTCCACGCTTCGGCCTTCTGCTCGTTCACGTCCGGGGCGAACTTGATGACCATGTTCGGAGTTGCAGCGTTCCGCCAGAACGCCGCCTTGTGGGCCGTCGCCGCGTTGTCTGCGGCGACCTCACGGATCAGGGGAGAGATCCACGCCATCCCGCGGTGCATCGCATCCGGGTCGGGGATCGGCGCGAAATGAGCGACCTCGTCGGGGAGGAGAATCGCCGAGTTGAGCGACGGCGTACCGCCAGGGTGGTACGCGTAACCGAGGAGCTCGGCGGTGAGTTCGTTCTTGTCGTCTTCTGCATCCCCGCCACGGGTGCCGCGCAACACGTCAACCCACAACGGATTCAGGGACTTGATCTGCCGGTCACGGATGACGCCGTAAAAGTTGCCTTCGGTGCTGACGCGTTGTTCCATCCGCGCGAGGAGGTCACCCGTCGTGCCGTTCAACCACGGACGCTCGAGAACATCGAGGGTCTCGTTACCGAACAGGTCACCGGGACGGCCGGCACGCAACTGCTGCCACTGGAACCGGGCCTCGGAGAACAGGGAGAGCCGGGTCTGCACCACCGAGAACAGCACCGGGTTCTGCTTGTAGAGACCTGCGTTGCCGTTCGGGATCGGCTTCTCTGTCCCACCCTGCCCGTAGCTGGTGATCGGATACGCGTTCCCGTTCACCATGTACGTTTCGAACGCCTGCCCGAGGTAGTCGGCGACAGAAATGGACCGTTCCTCGCGTGAGAGACGCTGAAGGAGGTTCACTCAGAACCTCCCGGGGTCCAGTCCCACACGAGCACCATCACGAGCGCCGCGAGCAACACCCCGGCGACGACCAGCGCCGCAGGGATGGAGTAGAGCGCGACACCGGTAGCGACCAACGCGGCGGCGACCCACAGAAGAATCGCTGCCATGTCACCCCCGTAGAAGGAACGGTTCGCTCGGCGGTGCCTGTTCAGGCATCGTTCGTGCTGCTTGCACCGCGAGGATCGCCCCGACCGCGCAGTCGATCTTCCTGGCGTCGGCTTTCACGATCACGAACGGCGACCGACCATCCGTCTCGTCATCCGCGAGCCTCACCGATTTCTTCGCGCATGCCGCGAGGTGATGCGTCAACGTCTCATCCCCGTCGTGGGAGAGCACCTGCTGACGGATCTCTGTCGCGAAGCGGTCACACGGTGGTGCGAACCTTCGGGCCGAGTTCGTTTCGAGCGAGATCACCCGTTCCCGATCCTCGGCGGTCGCGCCCGGGATCCGGTAGAGGTCTGACCACTGCTCGATCTCAGTCCACCACTTCGGCGGATCCGCGAACATCCGGCCGACGTCGTAGAGCTCGAACGTCTCCGCGAGCTTGTCGTGTACCTCATGGCGCGGAACGGACCAGTCGTCCTCACGGACGAGATGCGCCGGCCGTTCCCACACTGCGACCCTGAAGACGTACCCCTCGACGGTGCAGCCATACAGCGCGGTGGTGTCGTCGGAGATCGAACCGTCGAACCCCAGCCCGATCCTCGTCCCCGGCTCAAGCGTCCGGGGTGCGGCGAGTTGCTCCCACAGTGAGATATCGAACGGGCACGACCCACCCGACCGCAACTGGTTGAGGTAGAACCGCCGGGCGTCGGACTCATCCGTCCCCGGATCGGCGATCTCATCCGCGAGCCGGTCAGTTTGGATCCACCGGACCGAGTCGCCGTACACCTCGTTCAGCGCGACGAGCACCGCCGGACGGTCAGAGAGATCATCGACACCCGTCGAGGGTTCCGATGCCTCGTACAACAGTCCCGGCGCGCCGTTCCGAGCCGCTTTCAACGACTTCTCCGCGACCGAATCCTCACCGACGAGGTGAGCGTTCGTGGACTCGAATGTCCGACCGCCCATCTTCGAAGCGTTGCGCCGGATCGTCGCCGCGAGCTTCTGCCCGCCGTTACGTCTCGTCCACAGGTGCGTCTCGTCGAGCACCGCGAACGTCAACCGCTGACCCAGACGGGAACCAGCCGACGCCGTCACCGGCTCGAGCCGGCCAGTCTCACCCTTCAAAAACATGCGAGTAAGCCCGATGTCCAACAGGTCATCGACCAGAGCCGACTCGGATGCCATCGCGTACGCCGCCGCGAACGTGTTGTCGGTCTGATCCTCCGACACCGCCGCGACCTGCACCCACGGAGCAACCGGACGGACCCCTACCGGTTCACCATCCGAATCCCACCCGTCGAAACGGGTCGGGCCGGCCAGTTCGGCGAGCGCGATCGCCGCCAGGAACGGGGACTTCCCCCAACCCTGCGGGGCACGCTTGCATCCACGCCGGTAGATGAACTTCCCCCGGTCGTCCAACTGGTACCACTGGCACAACAGCCGGAACTGTTCCTCTGTGAGCTCGAGCTTCTCCCCCGCGAACGGACCGTCAGGGACCGACAGGTACTCGCGGGCCCACTCCTCGACGTTCGGGCCGAGCGACGGGTAGTCACCAACGAACTCTGCGCCCCGCCAGGGCATCTACGCGAGCTTGAGCTTGCGCCGGCCCGACTTCTCGACTCGCGCCGGCGCATCGTCGGTCGCGACCTTCCACCGAAGATCCCGCTTGCCCTTCTGCGTCAACCCGAGTCCATCGGACCGGAGCCGGATCTCACCTGCGTACGAGAGCTTCCCGTCTGAGAACTCAGAGTGCAGCCGAGCCAGATCGTGGACAGCGTCGACATCGGACTGCGTCCACTGACTCGACGCCGGATCAGCCCACCACGCCGCCCACGCACGCACGGTTTCCGGGTTGTCCCTGGGACACGGTGGGACATCCGTTGTGCCGATCCGGGGGATGTCGACCCACTCACCACGCTTCGGTTCGTGCCGATTCCGTCGCTGGTCAGGTTCCTTCGGAGCGAAGCCAGTCGCCATCGGGCCCTCCCTCCGGGTCAGAACCCTACGAGTCACAC